GTAACGCTAAAAACACCCTATCGAGCCAAAGGGAAATCCCTTTGGAAACCCTGTGCAAACGAGAGCAGAAGCCAAACTCGTTTGGATTATGCCGAGTGCTGCAATGGTTCATTTGCATAATAAACCCTGTGAGCCGATGCCACAGGCAGAGAGAAGAAACATAACGATAACCGCAAAAACAGTAATGATATGGGATATTTTTCATTGGACATTAAGAAAGCAAAGGGTACATCGGACACCACGCAGTCCGACCATATAGAGAGAAAGATAATACCTAAAAATGCAGACCCGACAAGGACACATCTGAACAGGGTGCTTGTCGAATACCCCGATGGCGTTCACGGCAGGGATGAAGCGATTGCGCACAGACTGAACACGGCAGGCATCAGACGGAAAATCACACACGACCAAGTCCGTGTCGTTCGGGTGGTCTTGTCGGGTACGCACGAGGACATGATGAACATACAGGAAAAAGGAGAACTCGATGAATGGTGCAGCGACAGCATCCAATGGCTGCAAGCCACATTCGGCAAAGACAATGTGGTTGCCGCACATCTGCACATGGACGAGAAGACTCCGCACATCCACGCAGCCGTTGTTCCCATCGTGACGGGTGAAAGGCGCAAAGCCAAGAAAGAGCAGACGGACGGTAAGCGCAAGTACCGCAAGAAAACAAATTCCGTCCGTTTGTGTGCCGATGACCTGTTCAACCGCCAGACCCTGGTCGCCTACCACGACAATTACGCAAGGGTGATGGCGAAATACGGATTGCAGCGTGGGGTACGGGGTTCGGAAGCACGGCACACCACCACCATGCAGTATTATAGGAACTTGAAAAAGAAGAATGAAGTCCTCGAAACTGAAACCAGACTGTTGCAGGAGAAGAAAGCCGAGGCGCAGGAGGAACTGAAGCAGGTGAAAGCGGAAATCCGTACCGACAAGCTCAAAAGCGCAGCCACCGATACGGCAACCGCCCTTGCAAGCAGTGTGGGCTCTCTTTTCGGAAGTGGAAAGATGAAATCGTTGGAACGCAGGAACGAGGACTTGCAAGACCGCATCCTTGAACTTGAAGACGAAGCCCGACAACGGGAACGGCAACAAGCCAAGCAGATACAGGAGATAAGAAACGCTTACGAGCAACAGCACCGCAAGCTGTCGGAGTTTGCGGATTTTGTCAGACGCTACTTTCCGTATGTGGAGAAGCTGATGCCCGTGATAAGTTTCCTGCGTGAACGTTTGGGCTTTAATGACGGGATAATCAGAAGACTGTGCGAGTTCAAGGAGGTCGGGATAAAAGGCGAACTCTATTCTTCCGAATTTAACCGAAGTTTTGATACCCGACATTCCGTCTGCTCCATCAAACAGGATGAAAACGGTAAATTCGATTTCAAGATAGACGGGGTTTCACACGTGAGCTGGTTCAGAAAGAAAATGAATGAGTTCAGAGAAGCTATCGGAATACCGAAGCCGAGGCAAAATCGTGGTATAAAATACTAATTTGGAAAGGCGGATGGTTATGCCATCCGCCTAGTTTTGGATTAAGGAGCTGAGAGTTCTTGTATCTAAATGTTTAATTGTGCATGTGTTAACAAAATATTGAACAACAATTATTTCCAATCGAATTAAAATAAGTATCTTTGTAACTTGGATATGTTATACGTCATCCCCAAGCAGGAAATTACTAATGGACCATTTGACAAAGGAACAACGCCATAAAAATATGGCTGCAAACAAAAGCAAAGGAACCAAACTTGAAATAATGTTTGGAAAATTCCTGTGGAACGCTGGAATAAGGTATCGCAAAAATGATAAGTCGGTATTTGGCAAACCCGATTTTGTCCTTAGAGGGTCTAAAATTGCGATATTTTGTGATGGTGAGTTTTGGCATGGTAGAAATTGGAATATTAGAAAGAATGACCATAAAAGCAATTGTAAGTTTTGGCACTCTAAAATCGAGCGAAATATAGAACGCGACAAGGAGGTCAATGAAGAATTGCGCAAACAAGGTTGGAAAGTCTTTCGATTTTGGGAGACAGAAATAACAGTGAATCCTGATGTATGTTTAAATGAGGTTTTAAATTATATGAATAGAAAATCAACAACTGACGAAAAAATAGCCATCACAAAAATGTGTGGCGGAGGAAAAATATCGATGCAAATGTACGGACCTCATTCGCTAAATGAGGATGGAAGTATAATTTCATTTGAAGAACAAATGGCGATTGTGTCTCACTACCTGCACAATCAAGGCAACAAATACGCCAAACCATATGAGATAAAAGCAGAAGGTCTGATAGAGGATATATACAACATCCATCAAAAGAAATCTGATATACAATGTGTATCAGATGTTTGTGTTCAGTATTCTTTGTTCTCCGATTTGTTTGCCGTTCCGTTCTTACCGATAGAAAAGCCCGAATTTACATTCATTGATTTATTTGCTGGTATCGGTGGGTTTAGAATGGCAATGCAAAATCTTGGTGGCAAGTGTGTGTTTTCTTCCGAATGGGATGTACAGGCACAAAAAACTTACCTGTTGAATTACGGTGAAGTTCCCTTTGGAGATATTACCAAAGAATCCACGAAGTCATTTATACCCGATGATTTTGATATTCTGTGTGCTGGATTCCCTTGTCAGGCATTTTCATTAGCCGGGAAACGTCTTGGATTTGAAGAAACCAGAGGTACATTGTTTTTTGATGTAGCAGAAATCATACGTCGTAAGCGTCCAAAGGCATTTTTTTTGGAAAATGTCAAAGGATTGCTTATTCATGACAAAGGGAAAACAATCCAAACGATATTAAAAGTTTTAAGAGAAGATTTGGATTATTACGTTCCAGAGCCTCAAATAGTAAACGCAATGAATTTCGGAGTTCCGCAGCATAGAGAAAGAGTGTATATTGTTGGCTTTAGAAAAGACCAAAATGTCAATGAATTTACATATCCAACCCCAACTGATACAACTAAAACTTTTGCTGATATAAAAGAAAAAAATACAGTTTCTGCAAAATATTATTTATCAACTCAATATGTGAAGACACTTGTAGCACATAAAGAAAGACACGCAGCAAAAGGTAACGGTTTCGGATATGAAATAATACCGGATAATGGTGTCGCAAATGCTATTGTTGTAGGCGGAATGGGGAGAGAACGCAATCTTGTAATTGATAATCGTCTTGAAGATTTTACACCTGTTACCAACATCAAAGGAGAAATAAACCGTGATGGATTGCGCAGGATGACCCCACGAGAATGGGCTCGTTTACAAGGTTTTCCAGATAATTTCATAATCGGAGTGGCAGATGCATCTGCTTACAAGCAATTTGGAAATTCTGTTGCAGTACCTGCAATTCAAGCAACTGCACAGGAAATAATTAAACGAATCAACCTTTCAAAATCCAAAAAATATGGCACTGACAGGAAATAAAGGAGAATGGAGTGAAATCTACACTTTGCTCAAATTATTAGGAGAAGGAAAAGTTTATGCCGGAGACCAACACATGAACAAAATTCACGATTTGTTCTATCCCATAATAATGATTCTTCGCCAAGAAAAAGAGGGTAATTTCAACTACAAACTACAAGATAGAGATGTAGTGATTCAAACCCCAGAAGGAGAAGAGTTATTGAGAATCCCTGCATCAGTGTTTTTAGTAGAAGCAGAGAATTTATTGAAAGCTATCAATGAAAATGATGGAGCATTTACCGTTCCGAAAATTGAAGCCTTCATGAATCGAATTTATTGCCATGCTTTGAAGGCGAAATCATCTGATAAAACAGATATACGAATCATTTTGCATGACCGAAGAACTAAGATAAATTCTGAAATGGGATTCAGTATAAAATCTCAACTCGGAGGGGATTCAACACTATTAAATGCAAGTAAAGCCACGAACTTTAATTTTAAGATAGAGGGAACTTCTCTTTCTGATGAAGATATTGCAAAAATCAATTCTTTGAATCCAACAAGAAATAAGGTTATAGAGAGATATAAAGCAATAACAAAGAAAGGTTGCAAATTGATATTTGACAAAGTGGATAATTCTACATTTCGTAATAACCTCATTATGCTTGATGGAGACCTGCCGTCCATAATTGCCAATTTGCTTTTAGAACAGTTGAATAGTGGTGTATCCACATTGAAAGAATTGGTAGAACAGATTACAGAAACCAACCCTTTGGGGTACGATACAGAACAAGCATCGCCTTTTTATGCTTACAAAATCAAACATCTTTTGACTTCGGCAGCATTAGGTATGATGCCCGCAACTGCTTGGAGCGGAAAATTTGATGCAAATGGTGGTTATTTGGTCGTAAAAAAAGATGGTGAAATTCTTTGTTATCACTTTTACGACCGTAATCGTTTTGAAGACTATCTTTTCTCTAATGCATATCTGGAACGTTCAAGTACTTCACGCCATGAATATGCATCAATCATCAAAGAAAATGATGGTACTCTTTCGTTCAAACTCAATTTTCAAGTTAGATTAAAATAAGATAAATCATTATGCATCATTATAAAGGTTCAGAATGGAATAAATGGGATTTGCATATACACACCCCTGAATCTGGTATGGCAAATCAGTTTGGGAATGATTGGGACAAATATGTTCTATCTCTTTTTAAAAGTGTTATTGCAAACAATATTGCAGTTATCGGGATTACGGATTATTTTACAATTGATGGCTATAAGAAGTTGTTAACGGATTATTTAAGCAATGACCAAAAAATGAAATCATTGTTTACGCCAGCAGAAATCTCGGCAATAAAAAATATTGCAATTTTTCCTAATATAGAATTTAGATTAAAAACAATAGTAAATGGAAGCCGCATTAACTATCACATAATCTTTTCCAACGAAGTTGCAATCGAGGACATAGAAGAAAATTTCCTACATGAGATAGAGTTTGTTTATGAGGGATTGCCATTCGATACTCCCAATAAAAGAAAACTTAAAAGGCGAAATATTGAAGAACATGGAAGAAGTATTAAAGAGCAACAAGGTGAGTTCAAAGGGTCTGATTTTACAGTGGGTTGCACTACCGCTGTTATTGATGAGCAACAAATAACAGAAATTCTATCTAAGCATAAGGATAAATTTGAGGGGAAGTATATTGTTGCAATACCTGTTGATGAGGATTTGTCAAAGATTTCATGGCGAGGTCAAGACCATATGGTTCGAAAATATTTTTACCAAGTAGCAAATATGTTTTTTGCTACTAATAGAGGAACTATAGACTTTGGATTGGGGAAAAAACATGCTACACTGGAAGATTATCTTAATGAATTTAAAACTCTTAAACCATGTATATGTGGTTCTGATGCCCATTCTTTGGATTCATTATGCGTTTTTCCCAATGGGTTAAGCTGCTGGATTAAAGCAGAACCTACATTTGAAGGACTAATGCAGGTTTTATATGAACCAGAGGAACGTGTAAAAATTCAACAAAGCATACCAGACGAAAAGAATTTATACCAAATCATTGAATCTATAACATTGGATGAAGATGGTTTTTGGCAGGGAACAATACATCTGAATCCTAATTTGAATACAATTATTGGAGGGCGTTCTACAGGCAAATCTTCTTTGTTAAAAGCAATTGCTGCAAAACATGATGCAATGTTAGTAGATGAAAAGGATTATATTCACCAACATCTTAAAGGAGTTAAAATACGATGGAAAGATGGAGGAGATGAAACTGGGCATAAAATAGATTACTATAAACAGAATTACATGCACAATATAGCATGTTCAAGAAAGCAAACCAATGAACTGGTCGAAAGCATATTACGTTCCAAGGATTCAGAAGGTTTGTTGTCAAATTATTCTGAAGTAAATACTTTGATAGAAAGAGAGATAACCTCATCTGTGTTTAATTTGTTTCAATTGAAAAAGGAATATTTTCAATTGCTCAATAATCTTAGAGAGAAAGGAAATAAGTCAGGAGTTGAACAACAATTGCAACTATTAAAAGAAAGTGCAACCACATTACAAAAAAGTAGCATTCTAACAGAGACAGAAATAGAAACATACAATGGTTTATTAGCACAACTTTCAATAAAAGAGAAAGATATTAATCTAGCAGAATCGGATATCAAATTGTTTCAAAAGCTACGAACAATTACTCCTATCATACATAACTTTGAAGGACTTAATTCTTTTGACTCTCTATCATTTAGGACAAATAGCTCCGAAGTTTCAAGGCTTTTTAATGGTTTGCGTATTAGAACAGAAACTGAGTGGACAAGTATTGTAGATGAGTTTATTGATAAAACTGACGCTGCTAAACAGCAATTATTGATAGAAAAAACAGCAATATTGGAAGCAGACATTTACAAACGCGGAGAGCAATTTTATAAAGATAATAAAGAATTACAATCTGTTTTGCTGCGAATAAAAGAAGAAGAGAAAGTGCTTGCTGAAATAAATAATTTGGAGGCTAAGAAAAACTCTTTACATACACAAATACAACAATTCGTAAAAGAAATTGTAAACAGACACATAGAATACAAAAAAGAAATTGACAAATTAGTTGATAGTCTCAAAGTAGAGTATGACGGATTATCAATATCTGTAACAAAGGAGTTCCAAAAAGAAGAAATGAAATCTTTTTTGGAATCTCGGTGTAATTTACGTGGAATAGAACGGCAGCAATATATAGCGAACCTAGTATCACGTTATGATTCTGATATAGAAACTCAAGCATATACCCTAATCAAAGATTTGCTTAATGAAAAAGTTGAATTTAAAAATTCGTACGCTTCACCTAACGTAGCCAGTGAATTCTTTTCAAAAAATTGGTATGCTTTATCTTATCAATTGTCATATCAAGGTGATTTATTTGAAATGATGTCTGAAGGTAAACAAGCATTCGTTATTTTAAAATTGCTTCTTGAATTCAGTGATAAAAAATGTCCTATATTAATTGACCAACCTGAAGATAGCTTGGATAATCGTGCCATATATCAAGAGTTAGTGGAATATATCAAAGCAAAGAAAAAAGACAGACAGATTGTTTTGGTGACGCATAATTCAAATGTAGTGGTCAGTGCTGATGCGGAAAATGTAATTGTAGCAAATCAAGAAGGCTCTAATAGTCATAATTATGGAAAATATAAATTCCAATATATCAATGGAGCTTTAGAACGGACTAAAAAATGTAATCCTGCAGAAGCAATAATTTTGGAATCACAAGGGATTCGTGAACATGTTTGCGATATACTTGAAGGAGGTAAAGTGGCATTTGAAAAAAGAGAGCAAAAATATGGATTTGGGAAATATGCAAATTCGAATAATTGAATAAAACAAAAGTAGCTATTGATTTGCATTAACAAATTAAATAACTACTTTTGCTCAGAGTTACTTGAAAGGTAAATCAGGGAAGAACGTAGGAAATAGCACGGTTGCCAAATCATTACCTCAAAATTGGGTAATTCTCCCAAAGTCCTTTATATAAGGCACTAACAGAAGTTTTCCAAAATTACCATAAATTCTTGGATATTGTCCCATGTGGTTAATAGAGTTTCGGTTGAGGGTGAAAATTGATTATTATGTAAATAGGCTTGAATCGTATCTATACCCCAAATGCTATTTTGATCTTTAGTTATGGTTTTGATGCCTTTGCTTAAAGTGTCATCAATATATTTCTTTTTGGCCATGAAATCGGTGACTTTACTTACTTTCTGATAAAGGGTAGCTCCTGATTTTGAGGCTGATACTTTATCTTCTGGAAGTAACCCTTTTTTTTCTAAAAATGTATCCACGCTTAACTCGATGAAAACACGAAGAGCTATAGATGAACAAATCGTAAATGAGTTGATATCCAAACGTTGTAGTTCGTAATAGAGTTTGGCGACCTTTACATTTGTTATATTGATCAAACATGATCTAGGGATTAAGGTTTTACGTTTAATAATCGATTCTATGTTTGAGAATCCTTTCTTATCGCTTCCTTTTGTATTATTAGAAGGAAATGCATTCTTTTCTTCTGGTATTTCAATGGTAGGATCAACAAGTAACCACTCTTTCTCTACTTTTTGATTTAAATCCGGTAAACTATTTGTTTTATAGCCATTAATATAATCTGCACGTAGCTTTGAGGTATAGATCTTTCCTACTATGAAGTCTGGTTTTGTAATGTCATTAATAATGAGACTTAATCCTTTAACAATTTCAGATTCTTCTATATTGGATTTCAGCTTACTGTTTTCGAATCTGAGGCCAAGCTTTTCTCTTACAAAACGATCACTTAGTAAACGTTGTAAATTTGTGACTTTTAAGCCTGATAATAGATTCAATGTACTATCTTCGGTATAAGGAGAACTTTTTAAGAAATCTAGGGCTTGAATTTCAATGGGAGGCATTTTCCCATATTTCATATCGAAACGTTTTATTTGTTCAGAATTCCAGTTAACGATACCAATACCTTTTTGCTCTCCTGTATGCTCTAATTTTACCCATTTATCTGCTTCTGTTATATTGTCAAACACAAAACATTGTATTTTGGTGATAGGTGAGTTTTTAAATTGGATATTTAGTTTGATAAAGCCTTTTTTTAATTGAGGAAAAAGTTTTGAATCAATTAAATTAGGACGGGTCATTAGCTTTATAGCTGTTGTTCGACGGTTTCCTTCCTTTACTAGAAACTTATCGCCAAAAGAAACCACATAAAATGGTTTTGGGGATAGTCCGTTATCTAATATGTGTTGAGCAATCCTATAAATTTTGCTCCCCATTTTAGCTAGCATAACATTTACTGCTTCTTTTTCATTTGAAGAAGGTTCAAAACGATCATTATCCTTGTTGATCAATAATTTTGATAGTGGAATAACTTTGTATGGCATAGGTAAAAGGCGAATCCCTATATAGTGCGCCCACCGGAAACATAACCGGAACAGGATTGCTTACCTGTTACACTGTATAGGGATTCATATAGTGTTTTTTATTGGGCATGTAAATGTGATAATATTTTTTGAATAAACAAAGAAAGAGCCTTAAATAATTTCTGCTTCTTTCTTCAGAAGACATCTCTGATAAAGTATGTTGCATTTTTTCATCAAAGCCTTTTTTCTCTACCTCTGTTTTTAATGAATGGTACTCTGCTATTAAAATATTTAATTTTTCTTCCGCATTCATACTTATATCACTGTTTTTATACTTGTCCGACATATCCGATCGCGTTATATTGTTTTCGTAAGTATCATACCAAGTTCAATTTAGTAATCCGGCGGCTGATGTCTTTCAGCGCCATATCCAGAATAGCCAGTTCTTCCTGTGTGAATTTGCAAATTTTACCGTGTACGCTATTCCCGTTTAATCGTTGGTAGAACCAAGAGGATGATTTCCCGAAATAATCTTTGGCTAGATTAGAGACGGACAGGTATGGTAAAACGGGACTCAGTCGCTCACGAATAGTTAGCTGCTCCTTGATGTCCGCGATCTCTTTATGGATGTTTTCAAAGTCATTTTGCACACCTGCGGTAAGCAGTTCGGTTTCCTTTTCATCCATGCTATCCAACAAATCGGTAATCTGTCGGTCTATGGTAGGGCGGTCATTCTCCGGGGACTTTTTCCAAAGTTCCTTTAGTTCAAAAAAACGCTTTACTTTATCCATATTATTCTGTTTTTTGAGTTACACATGAAAGGGAAACTCCCCCTCTGGCCTGGAGGGGGAGAACCTTTCTGGTCAATAATACTTTCCAAGTTCCTTAAGTTCTTTCTCAAGTCTCTTGATCTCTTTATCAACCACCGCTTTCATGAATTTGCTTCTCGAAGTCAGTTCATGATACTTGCGGAGATAAAAAAGGAGATCTTTTTCTGCCTCTTCTATCCGGGCTTTTAGCCCATCGTCACTATGCATAGAGCTCTTGTCTTAATGACATCACAAAGATAATAAAAATATTATCAATGGCAAACGTTTGGTAATATTTTTATTATCATAGTATCTGGATTGGAGATAATAACAAAACCGCTCCACCTTCACAGGCAAAGCGGCTGTCCATTACTAATCTAAAAATCTAATACCATGAAAAACACCTATTACTACATATCTTGTTTCTTTTTCTCCTCTTTTTCGATCGCTACTTCTAGGGTATAGAGAGCGTCGTATAAAAGGGATTGCTTTACCTGTTCTTTCTTGGTCACGTCTCCGCTGGCCATCTCATCCACGATGCGTTGTTGCGTGTCGAATATATCCAAAGGGGCTTCATTCCCTCCGGAGGAGAATACCCGGGAGAACTTTGCTTGTATGAAATTCATGCTACCGAGGTAGTACCAGAACATGACTGTCTTTACGATCGGCTCTACATTCCGGAACCAAGCCGGATCACCGTCCTCACGTATGGTGAATGAGCCGTCTTTCCAGATTATGGATAGGAAGTTATCCAATGCCTCGAAGAAATCCTGTCTCATTCGCTGTTGCCAAGTTTGCAACATGATGAACTGTCCGTAGCTGATATTGGTCAGGCCGTCTTCCGGTCCGTATAACTCGATATCTTTGCCTTTGTAGACGGGGAATGGGTTACGGGTTAAGCGGATATCCAGCTCGATTCCCTTCTCTGTCTCTTGGAATAAGAAATCAAAGATGGTGCTCAACGCCGCCAGTTGCTCGGCCGTGATCCATATACGATCTTTGGGAAGGGAAACGGCGTAACCGGTTCCATTGGCTTTCTGATATCGCCGGATTCTCGCGGACAGGCAAAACAATAGCATCTTGACCTTGGCTTCTTGGGCCGTACTTTTCGAGTTCAAAATATTGGCGAGAAAGCAAAGCTGTTCCGCTGTCATCTCATCCCATGTGCCGGGCACGAGGTAATCGATATCTTTGATCGTTATTTTTCTCATAATACGAAAATATGTTTGTCCTTGGAATTAAAGTCGTTCTTGATAGGAGCGGGGAGGCCTAGTTCCGGGGCGTAAACTTTCATGTAATCCTCGATTACCGCTTCTAGTGACGTTACCTGCTCGGCGTAGAAATTACCGTTGTCCGTGGGATCGGAATACAGCGGATAGATCACGGGCTTAAACTCCAGCTGGCCGGCCGCCGTACGTTGTACCCGGGTGGTTTGGCTGGTATGGAGCTTGGCTACGTACATGGCGAGCCATACCCGGATATAATCAATCAGCTTGATCCGGAGCGGATCATCCACGCCGGTTCTTAAGGTGTCTTTTAAGCTCTTGTCAAGAGTGGTCCCGATCCAGCGGCATAGCTTCATCTCCAGTGTATCGAGTAGGGGACGGAACTTTTCGAAGGTCAACCGGGAATAATCGATATTCACCTTACCGTAATATTGGAACTCCCGGGCGGAATTAAGGTAGTGGCCGTTGGCTTGGTTCTTGTAATAGCGGCTTTCTTTCCATTCCGGATAGTCGTTCTCGTGGCTTCCGAGATGCTCCAGTAGCTTATCCAAGTTATTCCATCCCCGTTCCTGCATGCTCTCTTCCGATCGGGCGATCTTTTGATCGCTGGCTACGGTGAACTTATCGTTCCGGCTTACCGTATGCCCGCTGTCACCGATCAAGACCCCTAGCTCCGGACTGGCTAGCGCCACGGCCAATGGTCCCAGTGTCCGGCTGGCAAGTATCTTGATCGTAAGGATATCTTCCGTTAACGGCTCTCGATATAGCCGATCGACCAAGGCTTCCCCGAGGTAGGGGACGATATATCGATCGAAAGCGTCTTGAAGATAAGGCTCCAATATCTCGAACTTAAATGAGGCGTTTACCTTGACGGTATGCCTCAAATCATCTATCGTTTGTAGGAATGGCTGTGTCATGATTATACTTTTTCGTTACCGATACTCTTTTCCGATCCCGTGTTCTTATCGAGTGTCGTTAGCATGATATTGGGTATCACGAACTCGATGTCTTTTCCCCATCCGTTGATCTCCCGGGCTAGGTATAGCGGGAGAACCATCATGTCCCGGAGCGGCTTGAACAGCACTTGGGCGATAATGAATAACTCCCGGGCCTCGGTACCGTTGATGTTCTTCGATTTCCCGGGCGACGCTCCTTTCAAGGACGGATGTACGCCCATCGTGTTACAGATCACGTTTGTCGCTTCCTCCGAGTCCTCGATATACTCACCGCCCTTGATAAATGATTCCAAGGGCTTGATGATGATATCGTTCTCCTCGTATTTATTGATCTGATCATACCGGAAATGGGATACGAAGCTCTTGCCGGCGTTCTCCTCTCCGGAAAGGAAGTCGTTCAGTTGTTGTAGGAAAGCGTTCTTGCGCTCGTTCCGTTTCTTCTTGTCATCCTTGGGGATACCTTCCGAGTCGTAAAGCTTGTCCCAAAATTTCATGTTGATGGAGACGTGATATTTCAAGACCATCTGATTTTTCAGCAACGCCTTCTTGAATTTCGGGATGGCGCAACTGAACTCGTACCAATCGAGGAAGATGGACCACCAATAAGGGCGGTTGTAATAAAAACGCCCCGGTACCGGCATATTGAGGCTTAACGTATAGCCATTCTCTTCCTCGTCCTTTTTCTCTCCGGTCTCCGGATCGGGTACGAGCCCGGTACGAACCTTGAGATCGTAAAGCGGGCTTCGGCGGTCTAGCAATCTCGTTACGATCACGTCGTCCGGAAATGACTCCTCTCCCCATTGCGAGGAATAACCATGATACTCGATGCGTTTCGTCTTCTCGTCTTGCTCGCTGATCCGGGAAAAGCACATCTCCCGGTGCCAGATCTGGACTACCTTCGGTCTCTCTCCGGCCTTCCGTTTGCCAAAAGCCAGATAGACGAAAGAGTCGGAGAATACGACCAGATCGTTGGCCAGCTCGGACATTACCCGTAAGTAGTTGCTATCCGATATGAACTGGAATATCTCCGGAGCCTCTTCCGGGGTAAGTTCCTCCAGCTCGATCTTTTGGGTCTCCGGATTCTTCACCCTCCGGCAGACCATCAACCCATCGCCGTAGGCCATGTTCGCCTTGAACTCGATATTGCTGCCTACGATCGTGTTGTCGGCGATCTTTTTCATGATCCTTACGGGCAACTTGTCTTGGTGACCGAACGGGACAAACCTGACCTCTTTCTTGACGGAAGATCCTTTGGCCGGGGTAATGACCGTGGCCGTGAATTTTTTATCCTCCAGAAAACCTACGTCCTCGGTCATGACCACCGCCGCTTTCGCTCCGGGGAGGAAAGCGGTGTCACCCATTAGAAATACGTTCTTGCGTCCCATTATGCGTATATTTTTTTACCGTTAATCCGGATGATCATGCAGCGGATGAACTTCCGGGGGAACCGTTCGCCCCGAATCCGGATGTTTACCGTGCTTCCCTTGGCGTGGATCGAGCTGAAGTAGGCTACCTCATAATCCTCGATCGAGCCGGGAGAGCCATTTCCCTCCCGGCTTTCATTCAACCGCACGTACGAGAACGAGAACATCTTGTATCGTCCCCGGTCATCCTTTTGCTGCATGACAGCCCAGACATCACTTTGTTTTATCCTTTTTTCCATATCTCCATCTTAAAAAGATTACCAAGGCCAGAACCATCGTTACGCCGAGCGCCCACCACCCGAGGGCGTTCTTGCCGACATCGGAGTTGAGTTTGGTATCTCCGGACCGCTCTTCCTCATGGCTGGCTTCCGACCGGGCGAAAACGCTCTCGTTCTCCTCTTTCTTTTGGCTTTCCGCTTCTTCTTTTCGCTCGTTCTCATGTTCCTCGCCTTCGAGTGTCGTTTCCGCCTTGACCGGGTATCGACCGTTTTCGTCCGGCTGCCGCTCAAGGTCGAATTCCCTTCGTATGATCCGGATGTTTCTCCACCGATCTCGCACGGTGTTGGAACTGGCAAGCCGTACATCCATAGAGGTATCCAAGCTCTCCAATACCTGTCGCTCTTGATCTCTGTAATGGCTATGATCAGAAGCGCTACGACGCACGGAGCAGCTAGCGCAAAGAGCCACCATTCCGGCCAAGACACACAATCTCTTATAAAGTCCATATTCCATGATTCGCTATCCAAAAGGGAGTTCGCATAAACAATACCACTCTCACATCAGTTCCCAGCCGGCCTCGATGTCTTCCATAGGGATACGCTCGCCGTTCTCCATGTAGCACATGGCATCCACTAGGGCGCACATCGTTCCCTTGTCCGACAGGTCTAGCCGGCAACAGTCCGGTATTTGCATCTCCCGGCATACCCATCGTACGTAAGCCGCCGTGTCATTCTCATCGCGGGGTGCCCATCGTTCTATCAGTTCCTTTATGGAGCGTAGGTTATACGATCGCTGGTATTTTAGCAAGAGCTTCATCATGGCCCGTACCCCATGCGGTATATCCTCGAATTCCTCGAAAGCGTTGTCCTTTTTATCGGCTTTCGATACTTCTCCGGCCCAGTCGTTCCGCTCCGAGTTCCGGATATTACCGGGGTTGTTGTTTCGGATTCCCCTTGGTGTCGTTGTCATTTTTACAATCCTCCTTATCTAATTGGTTACTAATATTCTTTCCTAGCTTAGACTCGATCTCTCCTTTGAGCTGTAGTTTAAGCAGCTTTGGAAACATCATGTTCGGCCAGATAATCAATGCGCTACCCAGCATGCTCCACAGCTCGCACACACAGGCTAGGGTACATCCGGCCTTGGTGATTATGGCGTTATCTTGAGTGAATATCCGTTCCGTAACGAATACCACGAGCATGAAACCGAAATAGACGATCACCTTGGCGGGGGTATCTCTTCCGCTTTGTGATAGGAAGAATTTACCTTGCTTCTTTGCCGAGAACATCCCGAATAGCAAGTCGGCCGTAATAGCCACGCCCATAGCGGCGAAAGCGTATTTCACGGGCGAGATAAAATTCAATAAGAATATCATTCCGCTTATTATCCAGCCCCAAGAATGGTTCAATACCATCTGGAGCTTTATCAAGATCCTCTCCACGATTGGGCTAAATACCTGTGATATCATCTCCAAACATTTTTCACAAAGATGCTCGTAATCATACCTTCGGAAAAGGACATGAAAAAGCCCCGCGAGGATTTCTCCGGGCGGGGCTTGATTGATGTGTTATTCTTCTGGCAATAGTAGGCGAAGTAGTTCTTCTAGCCGCATGGCGGCACGTATTTGTTCTTGCTTGCTGTATTGATTGTTTACGTCGATTACGATGTCGAGTGGGCGGAGGGCTTCTTGGTGTTTCATTTCGGTTCCTCCTTTCCTTCAAACAAACATAATCTTTTTTTCAGAAAACTTAGAGCCGCGATAAGCGACAGTGATTCTTTTTCAGTAAGTACACCCGGGGCATCATGCTCGCATGCGATGAAAGTGATAGCATCATCAATGGCCTTAACATCTTCTTCTAACCCACCTTTATCATTTTCCTGCCAATATCTGATCGCATCCAGCATCCGGTTTGATATACGTATATCTTCCAATCTCATCATTTTTGACCTCCTTTCCCTAGGAACTCCCCGATCAAGTTATATATATCCGTAAGTTGCTCTTCTGTTATATCGCTCATGCGGTATTCGTTACAATCAATGCAATAAAGAATCTCTTCTTTCTTACCGGGGGATTTCACCCGTATTTGTTCTATGTAAGGACTTGCTTTCATGACCGGCCTCCTTTCTTGGCTGAGCAATAAATAAACCAAGCCACTCCGATCAGCGGCACAAATACTGGAGATAGCATAGTTAATAAAGCTACCGTGTACATTTTAGCCTCGTAAATGGATTTACAGGAGGCGATACCAAGAGGTAAGAGGTTGTAGACCTTTTGGGCGGTAGCCCAAGAAAAGAAACCCGTTTCGTGGGTGGACGTTGATTGTAGGGTACTATTATTCCCCGGCAAACAAATGTTCGGTTGTTTGAGCATAACTAACATTGTTTGTTTGGGGCAGGAAAAACAAAAAACGGTCTCGCCTGTCCCTTTGCTCTACACCAACCAGGCAGTTACGGCCATTAAGCCGTATCAAGGGGGTACGAAACCGCTATATTATATATACGTATAGTATGGACACAAAAAATGCCGATACAAATATGTTCGGCGGTTACCCGCCTGGTCGAAATAGAGCACTGCAAATATGGGGAATTCTCCCCACACTTGCAATACTTTCCCCTGATTATTTCTTTTCTTCCTCAAATTTGATAATCATCTGCTTGTATTCTTTGATCCGCTTTCCTAATTGGGAGAAGCGGCTTTTGGTTTCTTTCTTCTCTGTTTCTTCCAGTTGGAACAGCTCTTGTATTCTCTTATCTGCGTTCGGGTCTGTGGAAAGTTCATTTTTTAGTTTTTCTATTCTAAGTTTTCGATTTGCAGCCTCCTTTAGCTTTGCTTTAACTTGGATGTACTCACCAAAAAGAATTTCGTCAATCGTTTTGTAAACCCACACTTCAAACTTAGGACTTAGCCATGCCGCAAATTTTAGGGCAACGCTACGTTCCATCCATGTACCATTGTTGCGACCACCATTTACGACTTTTACTAGTTTCCCTTCAGGTGAAAATTCATTTTCAGACCGCAGATCTGCGGTCTGACAGTAGGCTTGAATGTATGCTTTTGTACTGTCAAGACGCAAAAAGCCAAATACGTCTTTTTCAAAAATCTTTGCCATCTCTGTTGCATTTACCATAACATTTTCATCTGCATTAATATCGAATGCAATTCGATTGTTCTCGAAATTTAATACCTTTCCTCTATAAATCAAGTTCACGTTAGGAAATAGTTGGCGCGAAACATAATAGTTCCGCAGAAAATGATAAAAAGTGATGAAATC